GTTGTTGCTGATGGTGCTGTTTCAGAAATTAATGCGGCTGATTCAGGTGAAGAACCTGCGGACAACAGCGAGGAGGTAGCCGCATTGAACGCTAAAATCACAGCACTTGAAAACGCTAACGCTGAAATCTTGGCTAACCAAACCAAACAAGCTGATGCCATGAACAAGATTGTTACGTTGCTTGACGGGATGAAAAATATTGTTGTCGGTGACGGTAGCAAAGAAAAAAGAAAGCCAGCAGTTGCAAAGGACTTCAAGGACATGAGCAACTTTGAGAAATTGAAGTATAACGAATCAAAAGGAAAGAGATAATGAACGCTCAAAAAGTCTTCCTAAATCCATTCGATAGAGGTGTTACTTACGAGCAGTTCCTAAAATCATTACCCAAAGGAGTATCAATATCAAATCATTTAAAAGGGAAATGCTCACAAGAGCAAATCAATTGGTTAAAAACGGAGTTAAAAAAATTCAAAAATAAATAACAATGGCAATAGTATTTTCGGGAACTAAACTCCCACAAACAGAATTGGCTGAAATCCAAAAAGAGATTTACGCAGATTGGGGTACGTTTCGCGATGGAGACGTAACAATCAACGAAAACCACAAGTCAAGCGCGGACGTTTACGAGAGTAAGGCGGTTGTCAATATGGCAGCCTACTCAAGTGCTGCGGTTGCAACAGGCTCAGACACATTGACGGTTGAGAAGACACCAGTCTCTTTAACTAAAGTTCAATTTGCCGACACCGTTGATTACAACACTTTACTTGACACTCGATTTGAACGTTCAATGGCGGGTGGAGCATTCAACACGGTATCAAGTGAATTTGATAACGCGGTACTTCAAGACATTTCCCCAGCTATTTCCGAGACAATGGAATACGCAACTTGGGATGGAGCGACAACAGCACAGAAATCTTTGATTGCAGGATTAACACCAGGGGCGGCTCAAGGGTCTATTTCGGCAGGCGCGCAAACATTAGCCGCTGCGATGCCCGTTAAGTTGGTGAACTCGTTACCTGCAATTATCTTGCACAACGATTCAATTTCTAAAGTAGTTCCCGGTGCAGGTCTTGGAGACTACAAGAAAGTACTCTCAATTACGGCAATTACTAGCGCAAACATTGCCGCTCAGTATGCTTTATTGTATGCTACTCTTGACCCTAAAGTAATCAAGCAAGAAGATATGACTATCTACGCCCCTTTAGCGCATTTGCAGCTTATCAAAATCGCGAACAACTCGGTGGGTGCAGCTTCAAATCAGAACTTCTTGGTTGAAGGTGAGAATGTTTCTTACAACGGAATCAGAATCTTGTTCAAGCCTTTGGTTGGATTCATGATAGCAGCTCCAAAGAAATACTTGCACATTCTTATGGATTTGGCTTCGGACATTTCGCAGCTTAAAACAGGTGAGAACGCAAACGGTGCAGAAACCTATTGGTACAAAAACGTACAAGCTTTCGCCACATGGTGTACTAACCAAAGATACATTACTCTTTACGGAGGGTAACCAAATTTAAGGGGTTGGCAAATGTCAACCCCTAACTTTTAAAAAAAAATATTATGGCAGGATGTTCAAACTCACTATTGGCTTTAGACCCAAATTGTGATGCAATTCAGAAAAAAGGTGGATTTGATGCCACGTTCTTCATCGGCAGTGTTGCTGATTTAGACGCGGTTGCAATTAGCACGACAGGTGAAGTCACAGGATTTACTTTTGCAGCTACAAAAGGCTTCAAGAAAGTAACAGGCAAAAGATTGAAGCATGGAGCTGGTGTAGCGCTAGCCGCTGGCGAAGTGGTGAACATGCGAACGCAAAGTTTCAACGCTGTTTTGTACGCGAAATCAGCAGCCGAAAGATTTTCAGTTGAAGCATTGGCGGACGCTGTTGACGTGTTTCTAGTGACGGAATCAAACGCAGGAACTTTTGAGGTATTTGGAATCGCAAACGACCCAGACGGTCGGTTCGACAATTACGGAATCAGCACAACGGCAGGAGATTGGAAGTACGGTGTAACTATCAATGATGATACGAGCATCGCAATGACCTTTGGAGGTGACCTTCCGAACGCTGCTTTGGTATTCAACGAAGGTGAAACGGTTGTAACTAACCTTGCAACCTTAAACGCATTGGTTGTTTAAGACCATGGGAGGTGCACGGTGGTAGATAACCTTGGCAGGCGCGTTGCTAAAGCGATAAGCAAACCATTTGTAGAAGCAAATAAGAACCTCCTCGTTGAATTACACGGGGAGGTTTTTGGTTCTAAATTATGCCGAACTTGCAGGAACGAACAGATACTAGCTTACATCGAATTAAGTAGACTAATAACACCGAAGAAAATGAGTAAAGGAAAACAAAAATACAGCTTCAATCCAAAGTTCAAAGGCGTTGAAATAATGCTTAAAGGACATGGACGAATCACATCTGAAACGCTTACAGATGACCAAGCAAAATCGATGCTTAAAGTTCATGGCTTTGCACATTTAATTGTGGAGGTTGCAGAACCAAAGGTTAAATCTGAAAAAAAGGCGTAACCCGTGGCTACGAATAAAAGCAAACGTAGGATTAAAGCAGTTCAGGCTACGAACACCCGTAAGTCTGACAATTTAATGAATCGTGCAGCTATTATCAACCATAATAAGCAAGCGAAAAGGTACGATTACGGGCTAAATAACTTGTTACCTAACGAGTTGTTATGCGCTATTGAAGCAAGTGTAACAGCTTCAAGTTGTCGAGAGGTAAAATCTACGTTTATTAAAGGCAGGGGCTTTGCGGACAAGTCTATTTCATCTTTAAAGCTGAATCCAAAGCAAACGGCTAACCAATTACAGGCTGAACTATGTGATTTTGCAGGGCTGTTTCGTGGTGTTGCGCTGAAAGTTATTTACAATGTACTTGGCGAGCCATTCAGGGTGTACGCTTTAGAGTTTGAATGTGTCCGCGCAACGGATGATGGCGGTTATTACTACAATAAAGAGCTGGCAGACGGGAAAGACAAAAAGGAAAACCGTATCTATATGGATGTTTTCGACAGCCACGAAACATCAAATAGCCGACTACGTAGGATTACAGAACAGATTGAAGAATATGGCTATCAGATAGGCGACATTGTCTATCATTTCGAGCAAAAGGCAGGGCAAAAGATTTATCCAAAACCTGTTGCATGGGCTGCAATGGAAGAAATCGAGAGCGATGCAGCACTTGGTCGGTTGGATTGGCGCAACGTAAAGAAAGGATTTCGACCAGATGCGATATTAACAACGGTTGGTCAAATTGACAACGCCGAAGAAGACGAAAGTGGCAGGACGGAACAGGATTACTTCGACAAAAATCTAGAGCAGTTTTCAGGGGAAAACGCAACGTCTTTACTACATATTCAAGTTGACAAGCTCGAAGAAGCACCGACACTATTAACTTTTGATTCTGAAAAGTTGCTCAACGCAACCACGGCAGCGGTTGACAGGGTGGGTAGAAGGGTTTGTCGTGGAATGGAAGTGCCAACGATACTTATACCGGGCTTCGCTCAAAGCGGGCAATTAGGCAACACTCAGGAACTACTTAACACGATGAAGCTATTCGGGCTGATTTCGTTAGACATTCAGAGATTAGTTAGTGAAGCATTCGAGATGGTTTTTCCTTTACTTGATTGGGCAATTGAGCCACTAGAATTGATTGAAGATACTCCCGATTGGTTGGTTGCTAAGTTAACAGCGGACGAAATTAGAGAGCTTGGGGGATATGCTCCTATTGAAGTAGCCGATGGTGAGTCTGGAACATCCACATCAGATGCGTTGTCAGCACTTAGCCCACTAGTTGCCACTAAGGTACTTGAACGCATGACTGACGAGGAAATCAGAGGACTGGTTAATTTAGGTATGGATGGTTACATTCCAAAAACAGAACAACCATGATTGACAAGCAATATTTAGTTGACTCGAAGGTAATACCCTTAAACATCAACGTTTCAGATGACAAGGTGCTTCCATATATGTACCCCGTATTCGAGGAACTGCGCAATACTTTGCCCGTTCTACTTTACGCGGCACTTGATACTTTGAGTCAGGAATATGTAAAGGAATGGAGCATCACAAATACCTACGTAACTGATGACAAAGTAACGGTAATTGAAACGGGCGTTTTAAAAATGTTCAAGGCGGCACAAGGCAACAGCGATTCAAAACCAACCACGGCAAATACAGCCAATTGGACAGAGGTGCAGCTTGGAACGTTTCTAGTTGGTTACGTTCAACCATACTTAGCGCATTCAACGTTCTACGGGTACTCAATAAATAGTGGCGTAAACGTTAGCCATCAAGGATTGCAACAGATTTCAAATGAAACGGCTGCTGCTGTTACGGGCAATAACCTTCAAGCGTTCTTAAATTACTGGAAGAACCAAGCCAATTTAAAGAGACGTTCAATGCTCAATCATTTGGACACCATGAGCAATACTTTAGACACGGTTGGGTACTTGAAGATTGAAGAAAAAAAGAAAACCACATCCTATCAGATTAGAGGGATAGGAAAACAGATAGACAGATTACCAATCAATAAAGACTTATACTATTATGGCGGTAATATTTAATCGAGTTACTCTAAAATCCTACTTTGATTCGGGAGATGCACCAAGTTCATCGCAGTTCAGGGCTTTCATCGATGCAATGGCTATGAAATACACGGAGGTTGTGACGATGGCATCAAATACAGATACAACCATTACACATAGTTTCGGTGAAGAGGTCGGGATAGTTCAGGCAGTAGATACTGACGGAATTGCAGTCGGTGTTAACTGGCGTTTAGATTCATTAGACCCAACTAATAAAGTAATAATCAACAGCGGAAAAGCCTATTCAGACTTATCTATTACAATGCTAACAAAATGAAAAACCTAATTCTATTTGTATTGCTGTTTGCTTCAATAGGAGCAAGCGCACAAAACCAAGATGCTAACCCTTATGGCGGCATCTATTACAATGACAATTCAAATTACAGAATGAGTGGTGCAAATGGACTCCCAAGAACAGACCACGCTAATATTGACACGCTAACCAATGTATTGAAAGGGGATTTGAGGTTTGATACTTTGAACGCGGTTGTGGTTGTTTACGATGGCACCGCTTGGGTATCTCAAAACAACACAGGTAATTGCGCTTGTATTAAAGAAGCATCACTAACCATTGCAACGGCTGACGTTCTAACGTTAAATTCAGCACCTATTGAGATAGTTGCGGCTCCTGGGTCTGGATTTGCTATTGAGGTGTTGAGTGCAAATGTATCAATGACGTACAATTCTTCAGCATACGCTACTAATACAAATATCATCGTTAAAACTAATGGCGCAACTGACGAGCAATATGGGGCGGGTGTTATTAACGCTACTGTTGATATGCAAAAAAAGCTACAAGAGATAACTACAACAACGGCAACTGATACTCAGATTATTGAAAACGCAAGTATTCAAGCATCCGTAAGAACAGGCAATCCAACCGCAGGAAACTCCGACATTAAGGTTTACCTCACTTACAGAATCATTGAGTTGTAATGGACTTCCTCAAAGAACTTTTAGACCCTAACGGGAAGTACTCAACCACCCGTGCCACGGTCATTTGGCTAGTTGTTAACGCTGCGTTCATGGGTTGGTACGTTATCATATTCGGAACGGATTACGCAACGGAAGCCACTATGATAATGGCAGGAGTGACGGCTATTGCTTCGGCATTAAAGGTGTATCAGAAATCACAGGAAAAGGATAGTAATTAGAAATGGACAGTTCAACAGTATTTTTAGAGGCGGCAAAGGTATTGGGATTTGGAACGGGTGGCACTTTTGTTGGCTATTTTGCGCAAAAGCAAGCGGCTAAATCTGAAGCGATAAAAGAACTTCAAGTTATTAAGACCGAATACAAAGAGTTTGCTGAGTTTACCAAAAAGGAACTAACCGAAATCAAGCTGGAGCGCAAAGAGTGCGCCTCTGAAAATGCCATAATGCTTGATAAAATCAACCTTCTAAATTTGGAGGTTAACGACCTAACTATGGCAATGCACAATATAATCGGCACACCAAAGAGAAAGGATAAACCATTAAATAATAAGAAGTAATGGCAACGGCACTCAAGACACTTTACACAGGCGAGAGCGACCTCGTGAAGATTCAACACGAAGACAACGCAGGGGTTGCTATTCCATTCGCTTCAATCAATGACGTTCGATACATCGTTAAAGATGCGAACGGTAACACGCTTCTAAAGTTCAAAGAGAACGCGCCTACAGGTTGGAAGGCAGCAAAGCAAACGGCTAACCCTGGAGAGTATCAACTGGAAATCCTAGAAGACGAGACAAAGGATTGGAACGATGGAAAGGTTTTTCTTGAATGGTTCATAAACATTGACGATGCTATGTTAACGGATGGTTACAAGACGATGGGTGAAGTGTACCTCTACGATGTAATCAAGTCTAACTATTCTCAGCAATGACATTAGTAACAGCGGTTGTCAAATCGAAAACAACGGTATCAGCTTCAACCAATTCGGTTCAGGTTGGCGGTGACGTTAGGGTGGTCAACTCAAACGGTAGCTTTGATAATACTTACGACCCTGCGGACTCACCCGTAACACTTCCAAACATTACTAAGACAGACTCTGACGGTGTAGCTACAAGCATTCCAAGCATGGAAAATGTTACTTGCACACCACAAGTTAAAGACCTGTTTATCAAGTTTGGGTTTCTTATTTCAACAGACGAAACGGGAACTTTAACTATTGACGCTGATAACGCGGGAACATTTACATCTACTTCTGACGATGGCAGTAGCGGAACTATTACATACAATGTTAATGGTGCTGGGTTTGCTACGTTCTCTAGTCCTACCGCGTTAGCTATTGGCGACACAATAGCAGCTAAAAGAACAGTTACAACGGCTTTGGGATTCGCTAAAATAACAGGTACTTATGTCTAAAAGATTTACATATTGGAATAGTATTTCTAGTAGAAAATACTATCTTGATTTGTTCCCTGGAGCATTTCAATGTATTGCGGTGAGGCTTGAAAGCTCAACCTATACGGGTTCGTTGTTTGAGATACGCAGGGATTCCGACAACGCTTTTGATGGCTTTCTTCCAGACTTTCAAGGGTTGTTTTCTTTGTTCAGCAGAAATTCATCGGGCGAATATTTAAGTGCTTGGGTTGGTTCAAACAATGGTTTTATCTATAAGGGAAAAGACCAGACGGGAAACGGAAACGACTTTGTGCAAGCCACGCTCGGGAATCAACCCAAGATAATTAATGCTGGCGTTTTATTGGTGGATAATAACGGACTTGCAGCCCCAACGTATGACGGCGCAAATTCAAGGTTTGATGTTTCAACGTCTTTTAATGGTCACGCTGTTTTAAATAACGACTACGTGCTGACAACCTCAGACACTCACGTTATTTTGTTCAAAGGTGATAGTGGCAACTACTCTTTTGCCAGTCAATCAGGAAGTAGTTCAACTCAAATAGCGAGACGATACGGTGCTATTGACGTTTATGTTGATGGAACCATTGTTTCTCCAAGAAATCGTGGTGCTATTTACACGGCAGTAAATGGAGTTTCAAAAGTTGTTACAGAAGAAAAAGCAAACACTACAGAATTGGGATGGTCAAATTTAAATATTACATTTGGCTATTACCGTTGGGGAGGCTTTTCATTCAACGGAATTTGCCAATTTGTAGCTTCGTTTGCAAGTGACCAAAGTGCAAGCAGAACAGCTAGAACAACGTATCTTAACACCTATTATCCACCATCATAATGTATTTAATTTTACCAATATTACAATCAAACACCCGAAACAATGAAGCTGCTACATCACTTGGATGGGATGTTCCCAACGCTAAACGCTGGTCTGAAATTATAAACAAAGATGAAACTCTATGCGCTTTAGATGTTTTAGACGGTAAAGGATTAAGTTCGGATGAATTAGCGCATTGTGTAGACTTATTGCCAGATGAATTTAATATTGAATTAACGATGTAATGAGCGAACTAAATTGGAACGACTACCCCAACTTTTCAAAGGCTGAATTTGATTGCAAGCATACGGGTAAGAATAATATGACCCACTCTTTTATGAGCAAGTTACAAGCACTCAGGGACGTTTACGGAAAGCCAATCATAGTATCTAGTGGATACAGGGATTACACGCATCCAGCCGAAGCTAATAAGCCTAAGAAGAACGGAGCGCATCCAACAGGAAAGGCAGTTGATATTAAGATAGCAA